GCTACTTTTTAGGTCAATCTCTTGACGGTCATCCATAGTTGGAACCTCCACGTCCAAACTCCGGTATGCCACCGGTTCTTGTTAAACAATAAATACTTAGGCAAATATATAAAAAATATTTTGATTCTAGTAATAAAATCATCACCTTTGTATCATCACGTGGACTGGCTCCAAGAACAAATATTTAACACCAAGAACATCAGTTCTAATCCGCACGACAAACGTATCCTTCTACTAAATTCCTCGTCCACGTGATTTTTTTTGCCTTCACGCTTTGTTTTCTCGAAACTTCACCGTATATTTGCCTTGCTATGTAATAGTACGAGGTGGGGGTCTCGATGACTATGACAAGCAACTTGAGATTTTAATGTTCTACATACTTTTAGATATTCAAGAGCTTATCCTTAACCCGAGGCCCCCATTTAAACTATACCGGTTAAGGATTTCTCTTTTTATAGAGATTCCACCGACAAGAGGTATATAGCGGCAGTTGAAGACAGAGCGACCTGTCGCCCCGGTTGACACCCGAAAACGCTCACCAAGACTAGAGTGTCTGGAATATAAACTGTTCATGAATAAGGTTCAAAGAAATCTCGCTACGTCTGTCCGACTTGACGACGAGTAACCCATGCCGAAAGGTAAAAGGTGGAGGTCATGGACCACCAACGAGCCGAATCGCTCCTGACAAGGAATCCATAGCACAGGTTATGGAGGGGAGACAGGAAGCTTTCATGGAGAGGGAGTGGGGGTCACTAGACCAGAAGGTCCTGCCCACCCTTAAGTATTCTTCTTGTTATTTAATGCTCACGGCGGAGGTCTCCTCCCATCTACTACACTAGATGCTTCATGTATATCACTTGTAAAGTTCATCTAATTGTAGTATATTAGTAACATATATATTACTAATAACCTACTAATATATAGTAAATATATTAAAGGTGATGCCCTATCAAGAAAGCGGTGAGTGTTAGCTAGCATGGGGAAGAAAAAGTCGGAGGTATGTCCTTACACGAAATGGATAGACAAAGAATAGAAACGGTGTTCAAGATGGAGAAGGTCAAGCAAGATAGCAAGGCTGAAAGGCTGAAAAGGATGGTGAGGTTCAAAAGAGAGATACTCCCCGCCCTCGACGCTTACAGGGTGAGGTCGTTCAATCGTTCCACCATGTTCAAGTTCTTTGACGAGAGGTGGGGGGAGATAGACGTTTACCCGATGTCGGACAAGCTACTCGTTATAGAGGACCACGAGTGGGTGAGGGGGGCTAGGAAATGGATAATTAAAAATATATTCTTGGAACGATAGAAATAGAATGAAAAAAGAAAAGATAAATTACTTCATCGTCGAGATAGAACTGTACTCCACCGATCTGCTCGTGGTGGTGGGAGATATTGAGGGGGCGATAAAATGGCTAGATAACAAGAACGTCAGCGAGGATGACATCGAGTTTGTCAAGTCTTCTTGCAATACCGGATCGCAAGGTACTACCTGTTTGTTAAGTAATAACGCCTTGTTCATTAGATTAATTCACTCCCCCACCACTCATGAATATAAAGGAATACTGGCTCACGAGGTATTCCACGCTACTAGCATTCTACTCAGGAGCAGGGGAATGTCACTCGTCAAGGAATCGGAGGAGGCTTACGCTTACTTGTTGGAATTTATATACAGGAAAATAGTCGAGAAGATAGAAGAATTGAAGATAAAATGATATATTTGCATGTCTTTGCTTTGAATTATAGTAAGTGAATTGTCCCCCTCGTGCCACGGGCATTGGAGGGGGAATTTCAAGGTTTTCATTGTTAACAATAGTTGTTCGAGGGTGGGGAAAACACAGGACACCACACCCTCTTTTTTTTTACGCTTATGGAAAATTACGACATCTACAATAGCGCAACCAACAGGGAATACAAGGAACAGGCCGAGAAAGCCATGAAGACGTATTATGACACTTTCGAGGAAATAGAAACCGTGAGGGTATCCCCACGGCTCCAGTATGTAAAGAAACGGCTTAAACAGAAAAAATCATCAAACGGTAGCCGTGGTAACGGTGATGGTAAGCGTTGAGTTATCAGATAACGTGCATTTTCCACCGGTGATCTTGCCGGAAGAATCGGCGGTGAGGCTGATAGCCTTAACGGATTTACCGTCAGCTCCCTTCGCCCCGGCAGCGCCAGTAGCACCTTTAGCCCCGGCTGGACCTTGAGGACCGGTAGGACCGGCAGGACCCGTGTCTCCCTTCTCCCCCCTCGCCCCGGTGGCTCCAGTGGCTCCCTTGTCACCCTTCTGCCCCTTCAACTCTCCAGATTCCAGTTTTTGCTGGAAGCTTTTACCGTCATCGAAAATAACGGAGGAGGCGGGGACGGAGTAAACGAACGTCTCGGCGCTCGTCACGTAACAAGCGTTGATCACCTCGCTGTTAGAAACGATGTCTACTGTAATCTCGCCATCCCCCGGTATTTCCATGTCTATTAACACGTCAGTTTTCTCCGGCTTGATCACCTTGTAAAGAACCGGGTCAAATCCCTTCGGGTACAAGTAGATCATCACGTCAGAGTTATCCACCCTGTCAAGGAAAACGTTAATCTTCCCGCTAGTTGAAAATGAAACCTTGAACTTCTTGTCCCCGGTCTCGTTGAATTCTAAGTTTTTTAATGCCATAACGCGTGTATTTAATTGTACGTCAAATATATGAAATTATAATGACAATAGAAAACCCCACCCCGTTGATGGGGAGGGGAAATCTACATGTCTAAAAAGAAATAAATCAAAAAGTACGAAATGATCAATGAAGTTATTGATTATCAGTTAGTTATCAAAACGGTAGCCCGTCGTCCTCTGGATCGGGGAAGTTATTCACACCCACCTGCTGTTGAACCGGCCGTGGTTGGGATTGGGGGGTGGAAGGTTGCTGGCTGAACTCATGTCTCGCTTGAGAGAACTGCCCCTGGTCTTGCAGGTAGGCGGGGTTCTTGCCAACGATCTTGACGTTCCAACCGGTACACGACGTGAAGTAACGAACGACACCGTCTTTCTCCCACCGTCTCGATTCAACGTCGAATCCAACCTCCACGGTGTCACCTATATTTAATTGCACGAGGGAGTCGATACGGTCGTTCAGGAACTGGATGACAACGTCATGGTCCCACCGCCCGTCGTTCCACGTGAATAATACCTCTTGTTTTCTCAATTTCTCGCTCACTTGTTGTGGCTGGAAGATGTCTTTAACTTTAAATTCTTTATTCATATCTAATAGATTTTTTGTTTCGACAAAAATAGGGAAAAACTTTGACGTTTACAAGTATTTTTCATATATTTGTTCCGTTAAATATTAAATTTTATCGACATGGGAATTGAAATAGAAGAACTGGCGTTACTTATGTCCATACCCGAGGTGAGGGAGGCCACGGACGCCGAGAAGATAGACGACATCAACATAAGGAGGTTGTCTAGCCTGATGAAGAAGACCGACGAGGTGTTCCTGGGTGGTATAATCAAGAAAGAGCAAGTGTTCAAGAGCGTGATCCTCGTGCTGTGGGTGGTGAAACAGGAGATAGAGGAATACTTGATCGAGAACAAGGTGGAGATGAAGAGCGATGATGAAGTGAAATCGTTGTTCGCCCATCAATTCACGGACGGTCACCGTTTAAGGATGGTGTTAAGAAACCTGGCGTCCGGCAACACCCTCCCCCTGGCTCACGTGTACCTCCGGCAAATACTCTTGAAGTACGAGGGCTGGGACCTTGACGGTATCTTCAAGAGGTATCAACAACTTGTAGCTGAAAAGACTGATGATCAATTACTTAACTATTTAAATTAAAAAGTATGGCGATAAGACTTGGAAGACCGACCGTTTATCAACAGCCAAGCAAGTTCGATTGCTACGCTCCCCGCCATCATTACAGGATGCAGGATAACGGGAAAATGTACAAGTACGTCTGGAAGAGGGACCTGGGGAACGTCCTTCAAGGGACGATCATAGGTTGCACGATGGGGAAGTACAAGTACCTGATAGACGAGTGCATGAGAAGGCAGTTCAAGATGAACGACAAGCAACTGGGGCTGGTTTATTACCTGGTGTGCCTGAACAGGGTGGTGTCCGTGGACGATTTCAGGGAACTACCGTACATGTACGGGCGGGACGGGTCAAGAAAGGTCGTGAGATGGTTCGTGGCTAACGGCCTGATGACGATGTTCGGGGGTGGAGGGGGACCTAGACACCTCAAGAAGACTTACGAGCTGACGGTTAAATGCCGTAACATCTACCGGAAGTACATGCACTACTGCATGCTCATAGAGAAGATGCCCACTTTCTCCAGCGACATGGGGGAGGACTGGATGAAATCCATACCCGCTAACCAGAGGCGAGGCATGAAGACTTACGTGAACTGGGCGGCGTCCGTGAAGAGGTTTAACAAGGAGGTGGACGAGAACATGGCCAAGCTCAAGGCGGAAGTTGAACTTGAAAAGAAGGAAGGAGGGGAGGTATGATAACTTACTTGACACTGGCGATAGCGGTTTGCACGCTAGTCCTGGTTATATTCATGTCCTTTGACGTTTTAAGGAACCGGGCAGTCGTTGACAAGACGAGGGAAGACATCGAGATGATAAAGAAGAACGTCAAGGAGTTGAAGCATCCAGTGGCGTACGCCGTGGAAAACTACGTCATCATCCCGAGGAGTCATCTCGAAGAGTACAACAAGTCTATCGTGGAAGTATCCATACAAGAAAAAGGAATCCAGTTCTCCGGTAACGGCAAGGATTTCGAGGAAGTCCCCTCCATCACCCACGTGAAAGTGGGAGGAGAGATCATAAGCAGGAAAGAGGAAAAGTATTACTAACTATTTAATATTCAAGGCAATGATAAAAGCAACTATTGAAATTGACAACGGCGCTCACGTGGTGCTATTACAAGATGAAGAAGGTAACAAGATGGTAACGTCCGTCATCCCCCTCGTTTACATGATAAATTCAGGAAAGGAGATAGAGGTGGAAGGCGACAACGTGATGGCGGGGAAGATTAAAGATTACATCATCAACCTGAAAGAGAACATTGATATACTGGAATACATCAAGGAGATGGTGGGGGATGAACCGGAAACTATTTTACCGGTTAACTTCATCAACAGGAAGAGCGTACATGACGAGGTCGCTACTTCAAGTGAAAGTAAATTGACCCTAGATAGAGAGTTATGGTATGACGTTGACGGTAATTTCACGTATTTTTACAAGAAAATGGTAATCTCCCCATCCCCTGACGTCACGGCTAGGATGAACGAGGCGGTGGACACGACGTTACTCGTGAAAACTAGCAAATGGATGCTCCGGTACTACCTTAAATGCGATTACATGACTTACAGCGATTCGAGGAAGATGTATTACTTCTTCGACAAGGAAGGGACCGTGCTGGCTCGTTGCAACGGGGATGATTACGACTACATGACAATATCCGTAGTTCCAGTTTCATGGGTAACAGGGATCGATTACCCGGTAGACGACGAGTTATCACTGGTAACTTTAAAGAATGATGACGGGTTTCTCTTCTCGTGCTGGAGAAAAGACAAGTTATCCCAGTTAATGTATAACGGTGATTATTTTAAAGAAGGTAAAGCGGAAGCCGTGAAAGTTCCGGTGTACAAGTTCAAGAGTGTTAAAACTTTCAGTGAATCAGTATTTTACTTGATAGTAATTCCCGGGGGAGTGATAGAGGGAGGCGAGTTAAGCTCGGTGATGCAAGATTTATTCACTAAACTGAGAAACCTGAACGATGTAAAACAAATAGTCACGTTCTACGATAATGAAATACCTCACTCTACACTTGGTAACAAGTGTGTTCTAACGTTGCACGTTTAAAATTGATAGATATGAAAGCGAAAGTATACGATAGCGGCAGTATAAAGACTGTACTGGTACAAGACGATAACGGTGACAAGTTCATAACGGGACTGGAAGAACTGCTTGACATGATGGACGGGGAGGATAACTGGGAGATAGAAACAACGAATAGCAAGCCGTTAACGGAAAAACTGTACAAGTATAACAACCTGATGAGAGAGGTGGGGGAGATAAGAAGGGAGATAGAGAGCTATAACACGAGCAAGGTGTTCCCGGTGAACGATTTCTTGAAGGATGTTGAATTACAACATGACAAGAAAGTTGTTGATAACTACTTGAAAAGTAACGATTTACAACTTGGGAAAATAGAACCTTACACCCCACTCCCCATTCCAGATGTTATAAAGTTCCCGGCATCCCTGTCACGGGCGGATGTGGAGGTGAAGGATTTAATAGGCGTGCATGCCGGTTACAAGATCAAGCCAGCGAGTGAAGATAAAGACTATACAGGGATGAAGGTGGAGATGGACGGTATAACCGGTACCGTGGAATACACGGACGTTCACGACGGGCTGGCGTTAAGGTTCAGGGGAGAACACGATTTCATGGACCTCACCCCGGGTGGTATTAAAATGCCAAGGTACGAGATTGATGATATAAGGATGTGGATTTACATGAGACAACTGCAAGAAGGAACGTGGGACGTGTTCGACGGGAAGATAGGGCTAGGAGCGCAAGCTGACACCCCGTCGGAAGCGATAAAACTGTACCTTGAAAAGTTGAGAGATAACGATTTCGTTGGGAGGGGATACTTGAGTCAGGTGGGAATAACCGAGGACACGAGAATGATAGGAGAGTTCAATAAATGTAAAAACATCATCAATATAGAGATGGTTTTGAAGTATAATGAACTGTTGAAGAAGGAAGAGAGAGAAGACATGGCGATGAAGGGAGGGGAGCAAGAACCCACCCTCGACGTTCTGTTCGTGTTCTTCAACATCAAGGATATTAACGGTGAACCCGTGCCTCACTTCATGGTACCCTCGTTAACTAGCAATAACGCCTACATCATGGAAGAAGGATGTGACGATACAGTCTCGCTAGTCAAGAAAGCACTGGGAGATTACAAGCTATCTGCCGGTGACATGGAATACCTCGGGTGGGAGGGAGATACTCCCCCTAGAATAACTAAAGAGAATATTAAAGACATAGCACATATTGATGACCGTTTGGTTGATGACTGGTTACTAGTAACACGAAAAGTACCCAGAAAATTAATAGCACGAGAATAGCATTTTATCAATCTATATTTAAACACCACCCCCTCCAACCCAACCATAGTTAACAAGATAAAGCAACCAATTCTACAAGGGAAGGAGGGGGTTCCTATTTACCCCCACCACCAAACCTGTTAACATTATTTATAGTCAAAAATTTGTTTTTCTCGCACGTATTAATATATTATATATTATACTATATATAATATAACTCGAAAGCCTCCCCCACGTCTATTCAATTTTTCAATTTACACCCCTTTTTTTTTCGAGCGGGATGGGGTCTATAAACAGCGAGACCCCCTACCTGCACCAAGTAAAATGGCGTGGAACATCATGCTTTTTAACAAAACGTTCCACGTGGAACATATATATTTTTTGATACACGTTCCACGATAACCTACCCCCACAAAACAGGTATATATAGATAGGGGAGGGGGTATTATATAGACATAAGAATGGGGAGGGGTGGGGTATCAAAAATTACAACTATAATAGCTATTGAGCATTATACCCCCACCTCAACACGTCATCCATGAAATCAGAAACCTCCCCCACCCCTGTACATTCATTTACCTTTGTGGTGTGGGGGTAAAAGTTTTTACCTTTTCGTTTGAACTCTCCCCCATCCCAGTAAACTAATTGTACTAGTATTAGGGTGGGGGTGGGTTAAACTAATTTTAACAACGTTCCACGTGGAACATATCAAAATTTGAATCACGTTCCACGATAACTGAATTTCATACCATATATATAAGGTATAACTAAAACTCATACCCCCAACCCAACGAAACGAAATTCATACCTTATATATATAGGTATAATTGATCGGTGGGGAGTGGGGTTTTATACCTTATATATATAGTATACCCCCATCCCCGTGATGTTAATAACAAGATTATTTGGTGGGGAGGGGGGGATAATACACACCCCTCCCACCCGACCAACGTTTAATAATCACCCAATTCCCCCACCGCCATACGTTTATATTATACAATATATCCCACCCCCTCCCCGATCTACGTCTATACCCCAACCCCCGAAATATATTCGGTACTTCATCCCTCCCCCCTTCACTTCATCAGTCATTCTATAACTTTTAGTTATACTCTTTCCACTATATCTATGACTACTAGTTATAGTATGGTGGGTGTGAGGTGGTGCGCAACGCTATTGCGTGGTGAATTCGTTCATATATCGAGTATAACGATGTTGTTCTTCTTCACGTGTATTGTATTCCCCACCCTCTCGATCGTGTCTCTATCGTCTTCTATTAACGTTCTATCTATATATAGCCACTCTCTTTCGTTCTGGGTGGGGTGATCTGTTCTTGTCATCTATATCACTCCCCTCCCACCCCCTTTTTACCTGTTTCTCCCTGTTTCCTGTATCGCACCCCCTTCCCTGTTCGATGCCTTTTTCGAGAATTTCTGTTAAATTCTTAACATGATGTTATATTCTAGTGTTAAAAGTTAAACTATAACTTATAGTTTTAACCCTGTTTTCGGGGTATGAATATATATTTTACAAACTTTAACATAGTTATATTCCATTGATTTATATATAGTTACACCACGTTATTTACTTTTGCTTACACTTTTATCGTTGAATGTATTGGATCGTGTTGAACTTTTGCGTACCTTTGTGTCAACAAGATGAGGGAAAGAGTTCTTATCACGGTTGAGGCATCAAGGTTCTAGCAGGACAACACCTATCTAGGTGGTGAAACGGTGGACACGGTTAGAACCCAGGGTGAACAGGTTACCGGGTCGGTGGTATATATAGAGACTGAGACTACCCCCTCCACCCGGGTCAATAACGCTAGTATCCCGTTCCTCTTCATTTCTCTCTAGTTCTTTGTTTATTGAAGGTCGTTAAGCGTGAATCCATGATGATGAATCATTATATTGACCTGTATATATTTACTTGTTGGGTAGGATAACACACGGCCGGGTAGCCAAGCCCGGGGCAGACGGGTTGATTGATCAGTCATTGACTAACAACCACGTGTCAAAACAATGTAAAGCGTTATACTATAACGTGTTACATATGGTAAATATAAATCAGTGGTCCGGGGTGACGGTGACGGATGCTTTAACGTTACAAACTGCGTCCCGTGGCGGGGATGATCCACCCCACCCCCGACCGCTAGAGATCAATTTCCACTATCACGTTTTCGAGGGGTATGGATACTTTACCGGGGTTCGATTCCCCCACCCTTGACAATTAACATTTAAAACTTGAATACCATGATGAAATACTTGATCACTTCTTTAATAATTACCGCTATCTCGGCTTGGGTGGTGGCAATATCCCCCTCCCCCGTCCATGATTCAACCGACATCGTGGCCTCCATGCGGGACAACGTGTACGAATCCATAACCCTCAAACTCGGGGACGGTTGCACCGTGGACGAGATAGCACGAGAGTACAACGCTAATAAATCATTCTACGATTCCATGACTGACGATCGCGTGAAATATTAATTCTTGATCACAGAATATGAACCTATTTGCCGAAAAAATAGAACAGCAAGCTATTGAGCGCATTCAGAAGTTTGCAAAGATAGCAAAGACTATGGGATTTGAAGTGTGCCTCGGATTCAGTGGGGGCAAGGACAGTCAAGTATGTTACGACCTCTGTAAACGTGGCGGAATTGAGTTTAAAGCATACTATAATGTTGCTTTTGAAAGTAACGTTACAAAGTGTTTTATTCGTGAGTATTATCCCGATGTGATTTGGCGCAGGGATTACAAGTTCGGCTTCATTGAAAACATTTGGAGAAATCACGGAGGCTTGTTGCCGACCGTTCAAGTCGCTTATTGCTGTAGTAACTACAAGCATAATCACAACTATATAGATAAATGCTCTATTGTCGGCGTTCGCAAGGCTGAAAGTAGAGCTCGATCAAAACGCACGGCATTTTCGGCTAAGAATAAAACCATACTCAAAAAAAACAAGCACCTTGTAAACGAATACTTTGTAGAAACTTGCCAATCGGTGGGAACGGCAAGTGTTATACAGCTAATGCCCATTGTTGATTGGACGGACGGCGATGTGTGGGACTACATACATAAGTATAATCTCCCTGTCAATCCCGAATACGAACACTCTAGGCGTGTAGGTTGTATCGTGTGCCCGAAAGCTAATTTTACGAGTAACTATATTGGATTGCTCAAATATCCTAAGTTGATTGATGCTTTCATCCTCGCAAGAGAAAAAGCAGGAAGGAATGGTAACCCGATTGATTGGTTGATAACTTCCGACAAGAAGGATTACTTCGATGACAAGCCCTACTACATCTGTCGTTGGCTAAACCATTCATTCATGCCGTTCACTAAGAAGCAAGAGGAATTTTATCGAAAAGTGAGAGAAAAGTATGATCAATTAAAATCAAACAAAAGTAATAAGAAATGAACATGAATTTAAGACAGGCAAAAAAAAATAATAAACCAAGAGACACCACCTGAAACAGATCCTCGAAATCGAATCTGGCGGTATAGGTACAAAAAGGCTAATGCGTACATCGGTAAATTATACAAGAATAAATTACGAAAACAACGAAAATCTGGGAAAAAGTTCTTGTCTCCCGATGAAATAGATCAGTTGATTACTGATGTAATGCAAGAATTTAAAGAGGAATAATATTCTCATTTAAAACCAAACGAAAATAAGTTATTATGAAAACGTTATATCACGATTTACTCCACCGTTACGGAATGGATGAGTAGAAGAAACAAGTAAATAGCAAGTAACATGGAAAATAAAGAATACACCGCTCGAAAGATTAAATCCGCCTTCAACAAGATAGAGAAGAGCGGGAAGAGAGTAACAACTACCAATATCTGCAAACTACTAGGCCACCCCCACCTCACCGATGACGAGAAACGTCTTGTCGAGATCGAGAGAAATCACCGGAAATGGAAAGAACAAGCGAGAAAGGAAAGGGGAGAACCCGTTCCCGTGGAAATAAAGATAGAAATAACATGGGTGAAAAGTAGAACGTGGGGGAACAACCCTAACGGGGTGGCCACCGTGGTAGACGAGAACGCGAATATCAACTATTTCTCTTACAGGTGTAGCGGGTGCGGGTACAACAAGCGAACGGAATGCGTGGCTGGCCTACTGGATCAATGCACGAGGGGGTTAATGTGGAGAAGTAAATCAACGATAGGATTCCGGAGACAAAAGGACGTGTTTGTATCGTGGGAAAGAGCGGGACTTGAAAGGATATTCGAGCAGTTCAAGAAGTGGGGATACAAGGTTGAACATACCGACCTGGAGAGATTCGATCTAATTTATATTTACAAGAATAGAAAAAAGAAATGATAACTATATAGTAAATTACATTATATTTTAAGGAAACACTTAAAAAATTAAATACAATGAAACAGTTTGAAGAAATAAAAAAGGAAATACTTGAAAGAGCGCACAATGCGAGAGCTTGTACTATTCAATACAAGAGAGCTTATCAAAGTGAGAATTTAGAGACATTATGCAATGTTATTAAGGATAACTTCTGGTGGTGTTGTCGTAACAATGTGTTAGATGGCGAGTTGATTGACAAGTACAAGAAAATATTTTCTGACAATAAAATTTATCACAATGTATCTATTAAAAGTGGGTTCTTATTGGCTTCCGGCAACTCAACGGTAGAGGCTTCCGGCAACTCAACGGTAAAGGCTTACGACAACTCAACGGTAAAGGCTTCCGGCAACTCAACGGTAAAGGCTTCCGGCAACTCAACGGTACAGGCTTCCGGCAACTCAACGGTAAAGGCTTACGACAACTCAACGGTAGAGGCTTTCGGCAACTCAACGGTACAGGCTTCCGGCAACTCAACGGTAGAGGCTTACGACAACTCAACGGTACAGGCTTACGGCAACTCAACGGTAAAGGCTTTCGGCAACTCAACGGTAAAGGCTTACGACAACTCATATATAAATTGTCGCTCGACCATAGAATGTGTTTTAAAAGACAATTCCATCGTTCGAAAATGGGATACTAACACTATTCAGTACGTTTCAGATAATTTGAAATTCGAAAAAAAATACTAGTGTAATCAGATATATAGTTACCATAGTTAGTTACCATAAAATGAAACGAAGGTATTACATAACCCCCTCCCGCCTCGATAACATGACCGTGAGGAAGAACGGGAAGGTAACAAGAACGTTGAAGGGAGGGGAGCTGCACACCGGGATAGAGGCTATAAAATACAACATCCTCCACCTCCTATCACCCGTTGACATGGAGATCGAGGACACTTTTACAATGGATGGAAGAAGGTACAAGAAACTAGTTTAAAAACATAACATCATGAGACACAAGAAATTATCACAACAAGACATCAAGAATATCCGGGAAAGATTACTAGAACCTCTCACGAGCAAGATAGAAGACATCAAGAAACAGATCGGGGAAAGGATGGTTAAAATCATTGACGGGGAGACACCAAGAGAATTGCTACCTTTCGTGAAAGAGAATAGCGGTTTCGTGAAAACGACAAAATACATCTACCTGTGGAATCTCGATTACAGCGACAAGTACATCACCCTTGGCGAGTTCGTGTCAGAGAACGACACGGTGATAGACAAGGCGTCCATGCAATGCGAGGACATGGTGAACCAAATAAAGAGCGTGAAACAAGACATCAAGCAGATGACTAACAGGATTAACTGCACTCTGAACACGATAGGAACCACTAGAAAGCTAGAACAAGAATGGCCGGAGGCTTACAAGGCGTACCTTGAATCCATTAACATGGAGCCAGAAGAAAAAGATAACGGGTGCGATCAAGTGGAAAGCCTGCGAGCCGAGCTATCACAACTTAAACCAACCGGGAATGATTGATTACGTCATGTTATTATCGAGATTGATCTCGTGGGGAGGACTCCTGTTCAGTGCCGGGTTCTGGATCGCCTGCGAGAACGAGGGGGAAATGATACTGGGTTTCATGGGAACCGTGGCGTTTCTCACCCTCACGATTAGATTACACCCCCAACCCTTTTATCGTTTTCTAAGATGGATAGGATTAAGAGACGACAAGTTCGACAAGTGACCCCCGTCATGGAGGCTGACATCATGGCGTTGCTATCCGTTGGAATGGACAAGAAGGTAGTCGCCAGCGTGTTCAACGTGTCACTTAGAACGGTTTACAAGATACAAGAGAAAGATGATGGAAATTAACGTTGACAACCTCATGAAGGAACTACGGCTCGTGGAGGGGAGCCAGAAGATGATAGCCGTGGCCTTGAAAATGGAAGAAGTCCCCCTCCCCGTGATCGAGAAGGTAACAGGATTCGACAAGAAAGCCGTTTACAGGCTCTACAATCAATTATCTTCCCGCTTGACGAGCAAACTATTGATCGAGGTGAAAAGAGCAGTTCTGTACGCCTCTATCAAGTTCAAGGTTTACAAGTGTCTCGGGGTGGTGGTTGTCACGATGGAAAATGACATCCCCCCATCCAAGTTCCGGATGTTCCCACCCACCCGCAAGCCGGAAGACATTCGTTCATTCATGGACAAGGGAATGTTCGAGAGGGTGAGACTAGAAGACACGGTGTACGGGAACAAGACTTTCAGTCAATTACTAAGTGAATAAATATGCAAGTAGAACTACCACCACCGATCCTGTTTTCCAACAACGAGGACAGCGAGACGGCAAGAAGATACTCCCTCGTTCGAGATGACAGGTATCACAACCCTTGTTACTTGAGCGTTAACTTCTTGAAAGATAACATGGAATGGGAGATAAAATACGATTCAACACTACGGGTGACCGGGTTCACGTTGAATCAAGTTATTTACAAGATGAATTCTTTGTTAAGAGATAACTGGATAATATGATACACACGATAAGAGGAAACATAACTCAACTTATAGAGTTGCAATCATTGCTGGACGCTCACGGGTACAAGAACACGTCAACTATTAAGAAAAAATTAACGGTTGGTTGCAAGGCTAGATGCATTCACGTGAGCATGGACTTGAAAAAATACAAGACGACAACAGAGCTAGTGCAGCCCAGCCTCACCTTCGGCGTGTTCATGGAAACGCACGGGAGGAAGTTAAGGAATGACGAGGCCCTCTGCAACGAGATCATGAAAGAGGTTTTCGATTTCGGATGCCTCATGAAGGGTGACAAGGAGAGGGTGGCGAGGTGCATGATAGAATTTCACAAACGTAAACTGCAAACTTATGGAGACACAGAAGTTCATGGTAACGAGTAAAAGGAACGATTACCTGTACGCATACCATACCGAGTACGAGGTGGGGGATGACAACGACCGGGAGATAGCGATGAAGGCTATCGAGAGATGCAAACCCCCTCTCCTTGACCTGAGAATAGAGGAGGTACCGAACCGTCCCAGACGATCCATGCTCGTGTACACGATAGAGTTGAAGTATGCCGAACTCGTGGACTTGTGTTACACGCACAAGATAAAAATGTATTTTGATATTGATTTTGAATACCCTATAATTGAAATTTTATGAAAACAGTTACAGTTCCATTCGATTTAGAAATGGCGAGGAAAATCCAGAACGGTGAAGTGGAGGGGAAAATAATGGATAATTATAAAACCGAGTACGAGATAAATGATGCCAAGGGCAATTATCCCATGATAGGTGTTTATTTTAACGAAGAACATAATACCTCTCACGCTCGTTCATTTACCCATGATGGTAAGTACTTAGGTCATGATTCAAGTTTCGATTTACAACTGGAATTACCCTGGTACTTAACCTACGAGGAAGGACAATACGTGACTATCGAAACAAAAGGACACACGTACGTGCGACATCCTTAATGACAGGACAGACAAGTACGTGAATAGAGAAGTCAAGTATGATGAAGCCGGACAAATATCAATAGACGGGATAAACGTAATACTTCTTCGGGGGTGGGGACACTTAACCGGATGTGATGCTTTAAACCTACCCGGTCACGAGGCAGCTAAAATACAAGATGACTTTGGGGAGTGGATAGTAAAGAAACTTAAACAAGAGATATAATCATGGATCAAATAGTAACTTTAGAAACGGCAAGACTGGCCGAGGAGGTAGGTTTTAACGGGAAGGTATTACACTTTTACAATCATGGTGAAAACAAGCTTATACCTATCACACTATTAATATCCCCACCCACCCCCATATCAGTAGAACATTTGGAAACAACTCCTGCAACGTTACCCGTTGATTGTGTACCTGCCCCCACCCAAACCGATTTATTAAGGTGGTTAATGGAGAAGTATAATTTGGTCGTCACGGTACAAATAGACAATGTAGTAGGATATTATTACGAGATTTACACGACCCCAAATATAGGGAAAGTAGAATTAGTAGCAAATTGCTGGAAATCATGTGTAGAATACATTGATACTATGGAAAATGCCTTGCAAGAGGCTTGTAAAATAGTTAAAGATAGGAGGGAAAATGAGTAATATTGTAGCATCTCTTGCAATTATACTTATTGGATTTATAGTATGTTGTGCATCATTACTCGTGAAAGGTGAGCGTGGGCAATCATCATTATCATGCCTTGGTGGAATATTAATTGGCTTTGGTTTTTGCATGATTATACTTCTCAATAGACCAACAGTCTTGGATTTCATGAGGGGGAAGGTGGACGTGAACATACAGGAAACGTACGTTGATTCCATCCTTATCAAGAGGGACACGATAATAACTTACAAGAAATAAATGCCACTATCATGAAAACATTAGAATTAAAAAAGATGGCCGAGTACACGTGGTGTAGAGACTACCTGTTACTCAAGAAGCTACTTGATGAAGGCTGGGGAGGCATCATTGCCAGAACCTATTTTAGCGTGGATATGTCATACAAGTCGGTAACACGAAGATGGTACGAGTACAGGGTGGGGGGGATGCCGATAACGATGGGGAATCTTGAAATTCTTGAACCTAACGACCCATCCATCTCGATAGAGGAAAAATTCGAAAGAATATGCGAGAAAAATGAAGTTGAATTTTTAATACCGGATAATTATGAATCCAGATGAGATAGAAAAACTGAAACATTGCTTCGTGTATAACTCGATGGAAAATATCAGGAACTTGGAGGTTATAAAAGCGATGGCAGATATTATCGGGATATGTGCTGGGGATGGGGTGGAACTAGATTGCTTAAAAAAACTTCGTAACCACATCTTATTTTCCACCCCCGCAAAAACTTTCGTGGAAATGCTAATAAAGAATATAAATAACCAAAAAGAAATCGAATCATGTTAAACATCAAGATTTTCAAGAACCCCCCCTCCAACCTGTACGTTGGTATATACCGTAACGGGATGGTAAGTATTTACAAGGACACGATGGATTACTTCCCCGGTCGTGATGGCATCACTATCGGGATGGGAGATGACGGGAGACTTTATTTCAAGTTCACCGTGAAAGATAACGATTCATTCAAGATAAAACGTAGCAAATCGGGATCGGCCTACGTGAACACTTCCAAGCTGTTCTCCATGAATAACATCGACAAGAACGAGTACGTGGGTAGGTACAATTTAATACCGGTAAACGACCCGAAATACAAGGGATTCTACGCCCTTGAATGGGTCGCCGATCCTACCCTCAAGAAGAAAGAAATCAAGGAATTCGAGAAAGAAGTTGAAAAAGCGGTGGGGGAGGACGAAAAAGATTTGCAACGAAAGTTGGAATTTAAAGATTAAGTCGTATATTTGCACTGTTACTGCACCACTCCAAATAAAGTAACGATGACATGATAAACTTTTTCCTACTAATCATATATTAAGTAGAAAACCCCGGTACTTGAAAGGAGTGGCTCAAGGCCGGGTTTTTTAATGCCCGGCAAGGAGGGAAGTAACGAGGGTTATTTTGGAACCACCCCTCCCCCGGGCAATCACTCTTGAATATTCAAGCCGGCCCAAAAGTTCCAACTGACGGTGATGATCCCGAGGAAATCCAAGCAATGCCGGACGACGACAACTTGGTCCTTTGCATGGTCGAGAGACTATTATACTAACTCCCCTTTCAAGGTAGGGTCAGGATCAAGCCACGATGGTCTCTAGTGATGAGACTCATCATAACCATGCTGGTTCTCGTTCTTCCCTTCTTGCATCTCCTCCTATCATATATACAATTATGGTAGTAGTATGCTAAACTATATATAGTACATCTAGTATATATGTAGTATATATAGTAGAGAAGATGTTAAGGCTTTAGGGTGGCAGTGGGTATCATGCAAGGTAAAGAATCGCCATGTTCTTTGAATTAGTAAGGAAAAGTATTAACTTTGAGTGAAAGTAAACTCATATTTCATTTTTGTATCATAGTTTTTAAGTAGTTTCCAGCGTTCCGACTCCAGCAGATTATCCGGAATATTATAAAACAATCGTGGAAAAAGGAAAGTTATCGGATGCTTCTATATTAAGACAACCTTATGGCTACGATTATTTACAACGTTATACAACTTTTGCTTGTGGTGGTGAAAAAGAACGGATTGCTTTGGAGGATCGTTTGGAATGGTTGTCAAGTGATCCGTTGAAAGCTGAAATGATTCTTTGGGAGATGGAAAAGTGTAGGAAGTATGAAGATTATATCAAGCTTTTGGATATATACGGGAACTATTTGACAACAGTTAATCATCAACAACGATTAGATGCTGTTTCGGCTAAATTATACAAGGGTGCTGCCGGAAAATTAGCATCTATGCACCAAAAAAGAACCAAACAACTGCAAACAATGAAAACAACTGCAAATAACAACACCCTTATAAACCACTGTAATAAAGCCGTTTTCTTTGCACTTGTTTGGATGTTGTTTTCATTTCACACCTTTACATTATAAATCTGGAAAATCTATTGACTAAACTAAAGTTCAAATTAACCTAAAAACGAACTAAAAGAATCGATTTAAAACTTTCTTCGGTATTTAATCATAGAAATATCATAGTGAACGGAAAAAATCTCCTGCTTTTATCTTTTTATTGCATAATATTTTATATCTTCGCATCTCAAATAAATCAATCTATACACAGTATGGATAAACCCATGAATAGAATCAAAGAGGTGCTTGAAGAGAAAGGCATCAAACAGACCTGGCTGGCAGAGAAACTTGGAAAAAGTTTCTGTATTGTCAATTCCTACGTATGTAATCGACGACAGCCAAGTCTAGAAGTGCTTTTCGAAATTGCAAAAATTCTTCAAGTAGATCCCAAAGATTTAATTGATAGTGATGAAAAATAATAAACAACAATATACATTCATTGATTTGTTCGCCGGACTTGGGGGCTTTCACCTCGCCTTGCAGCAATTAGGGTGTAAGTGCGTCTTTGCTTCTGAAATTAAAGATGATTTAAGAAAATTATATGCTTTAAATTTTCCAGAGACCCCAATTTATGGCGATATAACAAAGATCAACCCGGAAGACATACCTCCACATGATATTGTATGTGCAGGCTTCCCTTGTCAACCGTTTAGTCAAGCAGGCAAAAGAGAAGGTTTTAATGACACTAAACAGAGAGGTACGTTATTCGACTATATTTGTGCCATCGTTGCTGAACATAGACCCAAATATCTTTTACTCGAAAATGTGCAAAACCTCAAGAATCACGACAACGGTAATACATGGAAAGTAATACAAGAAAAGTTAGCTGCGCTAAATTATGATGTGAAAGCTGACATTCTTTCACCACATCAATTTGGACTTCCCCAACATCGAAAAAGAATTTTCATTGTTGCTATTGCCAATGAAAAAGGTTCTTTAGACCATTTTCGTTTCCCTGTTGCTCAGAAAGGCGCATCGCGTTTTTGCGACATCAATAAGGTTATTGATGCGAGCGATACTAATATCACAAAGCTAAAACCTGAAACAAGGCTTCAACTTGAAGTTTGGCAAGAGTTCATTGACCAAACTATCGCGCACGGCGATACTATACCGTCATTCCCTATATGGGCCATGGAATTTGGAGCCACATATGATTTCAAAAATAAAGCCCCTGTATTCCAATCTCTTGAAAATTTGCAAGGCAAGCTAGGAAAATTGGGGCAACCCATAAATGGACTGACAAAAGAGGCTTGCATAGCACAGTTACCCAACTATGCTCAAACCACAACTTCACTAATATTTCCAAATTGGAAAATAAGATATATCGAACAAAACCGCAAATTTTATGAACGAAACAAATCATGGCTTGATCCGTGGATTGAAAAAATTCGCAATTTTGAAAATAGCCATTTGAAAATGGAATGGAATTGCGGTATTACGGCTACTCCTACACTTGAAGATAAAATTATCCAATTCAGAGCTTCGGGTATTCGTGTAAAACTACCCAATTTCGCACCTGCACTAAATTTGGTAGGTACTCAAATTCCTATTTTTCCATGGGTAAAATTACCCGCTGAGATTCTATCTGAGGGAGAGCCCAATAAAGGTCGCTATATGACAATCCGTGAAGCCGCTGCAATTCAAGGTATGCAAGACTTGAATTTTAGCTCGCTTTCATCTACACGAACTTTAGAGGCCTTGGGTAATGCTATAAATGTAACATTGGTACGCCGTATCGCAAAACTCCTATTGAACGATGAACAACAATAAAGTTTCCATAGCTACCAAGCCATTAGTCTATTCTGCTTTTCGTTACATCGAAAATAAGGTATGGAACGCTCTTGCAGAATATGTAGATAATGCTGTGCCGTTGTTTTGCTTAGCAGACTTGTGCAAGGTTTTAGAATTGACAAATCCTAGTGAAGTTAAAAACAGGCTAGACAAAGACGATGTGCAATTAATTGATTTACACGCCCTAAATTCTAGTGAGGGTATAACTGGTAATTCAATGGCAAACTTTGTTACTGAATCTGGATTCTATGACGTGATATTGCAAAGTTCATCTCCACGTGTTAAGCCTTTCCGTAAATGGGTAACATCAGAAGTTTTACCAGCTATAAGAAAGAATGGCGGTTATATGTCTACTAGTAACAATGATACCCCGGAAGAGATAATGGCTAGAGCAGTCATGATCGCCCAAGAGACTATCAAGAGAAGGGAACAAAGAATCGAGATGCTAGAGCAAGAGAAAACGTTGCTCACGGAGACGATAAAAGAGGCCGCCCCCAAGGTCGAGTATTTCGACAAGGCGATGTCATCGAAGAGTTCATACACCACCACCCAGATGGCGCAGGAGTTCGGTCTATCCGCCAAGACCCTAAACGCTAGACTGGCGAAGATGGGCGTTCAATACAGGCAGGGAGGGGCGTGGATACTGTACGCCAAGTACCAAGGAAACGGGTACACTCACACCGTGTCCGTCCCGTACATGATGGCTAACGGGGAACAGGGGACACAAATACAGACCCGGTGGACGGAGAAAGGTCGCAAGTTCCTCCATGACCTCATGGACGGGAAGTGAAAAATTTGTACATTTACATCAAGTTTAAACTTATAAAATAGTGATCATGAGAAAATTAATGTTCCGGGTATGGGACTTGTCAACGAGTACCCTCCTACCCACCTCCGACGGGATAATGTTCTGGAACGTCAGCAACAAGAAATTCGGGGTGACCAACTTCTTGATGGACCAGAGATACCTCGTTACCGTGCTGTGCCTTAGAAACGGCAACACGGACATCTACGGCCTTGACGTGGTTCTTGTATGGCCAAAGGATTACATCTCCATCAAGGAGGCGAAAGAGAGTAACGCCCCGATCCAAACCGTGCTGTGTGACCTTGACGGGTTCGTGACGGTGGAGGGAGAGAAGATACACGTTACCGAGTTACACCATCATTACAACTTCTCCGGGGAGGGATTCGCCGCTTACTCCGACACGTACAAGGAGATGTTCTGGGATCAACTGTCAGAGTATGGCATTCATTAAGGTCCCCCTGATCGAGGAGAAACTAGACATTAACGTGAGGGTTTACAATCTAACCCTCACTTCTTTTCTAGCCGAGATCATGGAAAACTACATCGTGGAACTGGAAGATCACGTCAAGAAAAGCGGCCTTCACGTGAAGAAAAACAAGTTCCACTGCAACGAGCTGAAAAGAAACATCAGGATGTGGATAAACCACAGGTACATGGAGGTGGGGAGGGAGTACAGGGATTTCCTGACCACCCAGCTAGATGACCTGTACGATGACATGAGACACGATTACACGGTGTTCTTCTACTCCGTCAAGAGGTTCTTCGACAAGAGAATAGACGACTCGAACGAGACAACCACCCTCGCCCTCCTCGTGCTGATCATAAGCATGGCCTCCTACTTCCAGATCAAGGAGGAGGATTTCAGCAATTACGTCAGCGAGCAATTCAAGTGCCACTACGTAGTGAAAAGTAACTACATATCCAATATAGCTCGACACGCCACCATGTTCCTTAATTCTTTCAAGCACGATAACGTGGAACTAGTGTTCGAGAAAGAGCCTGATATTCAGGCAGCATGGGACATTCTTGACTACAAGTTGTCTCATGTAAAGATAAATCTAGTAGATGATATCAAGTAGTTTATAGTATTTACCTATATCATTACACGTGTCAAATAAAGTACGTATATTTGTATTATAATTAAACTAAATGGAAAACATGATAACTATATTCATTGTAATAGCCATTGCCTTGCTGGTATTCCTGTTCTTCGTGTTAAGGAGCGCTTACAGGAACTCTCACGTCCCGGTGGGGAGCGTGATTAAACGCAAGGGCATACTCTTCAAGGTGAAGAGGTACAACAAGTCGGATCATATCGACAAGTGCTTGAGATGTGACATGAGGTTCTTCCCCTCCATCTCCGGTTATAACGATCATTGCTGCGTCAAGGTCCCGTTCTGTAACGCTAGCGAGAGACGTGACAAAACTGACGTGTATTACGAGCTAGTGGGCAAGAACTGTGGTTTCTTTAACAAGGAGGAAGAGTGACATGGAGCAGTTGATAATGACGCCTAGGCTCTTCAAGGAGTTCGGTATACACGTTTGCGATGACCAGATCATAAGCACGCATCGTGCCTGTCCCAAGAAGATAAGGGGATTGCTTGACAAGACCATAGTCCTGCACGATAACGGGGAGGTGATGGCCATGAAGGATTATTTCAAGTCCATCATAACAGGTGATGGCAGCCAGTGCAGGATGAAACGATTATCTAACGGGGACAAGTCAACGAACGAGATACGAATACTGGAGAGGGGAAGGTTCTGGAAATCCGTGTTATTCAGGGGAGGGACGATAGTTAACGACGTGAACTCCAACATGCCCTTAATATCTTACGTGAACGATTTCAACGGGATAAAGGTATGGTTCGAGGACACTCTTGACGTTTTCCCGTGTAACTACAAGGGGGTGCTATCCTCCCTGATCCTGTACCTGACAAGTAACGTTGATAGCACTTACTTCTCCCCCTCCTTCCCGGACAAGTGTTCGGAATCTTGCTGGGGTGACCCAAGGTTCGTGAACAAGGTGAGGGGATTGATGCACCATCATATCATCCGATCGTTCAAGTTAAACCACCAGACAAGGAAGTATAACGAGTGGAGACACCCGGAGTTATTCTACAACGGTTGGAACGCCGCAATGAAGGACCCGCAAGTGTTCTACATCGTGGCCGATCTTAGACCTGACAAGGAAGGCATAGTTAACACTAGGGATTACAGGTTCGATTGCACGGCGGAGAGACTGGGATTGTGTCAAGACATGGCGAGAGAAGCGGCCATAGTTTACAACACGCTGGTCTTGCAGGGGTGGGACCAGATTTCTCCCAACGAGACGTCTTGCGAGAACTGTCCTTTCAAGTGCAAGATAGCCAATGAAACAAAAAGAATATAAGAGACCGGGGGTGAGGAAGCCCGAATCGCCACGATCGGTGTCAACTTACAGCAAGTATCATCACACGATAGACCGGGAGATAGATAACGACAACATCTGGTACATCGAGATTAACGGGAAGAAGGAACGAAGGATACCCGTCACCCTGTCGTCGTGGGAAGAGATGAAGTTCAAGGCGAAAGAAGACTTGCACGCCGAGGTTATATTGAAGTTTATCGGGAAATCTGGAAGACACGTTGAACGTTTTAAAGATTAAGCAAATGGGTAAAAGAGGTTTAAAATTAAGGGTAGACAAGAAAACACGCAACAAGAGGTACACGGCAATGGCGTACCTCAGAAGACACGGGTACGCTGCCAAGGGTAGGGACGTGTTGCTGAAAGAAGGTTCTCCATCCCCCAAAGAACACGAGTACCTTGTATTCCTCATGGAACAAGGATATTGCATATCGCACGGGGAGATAAGCTAATGGAAGAGTTCGTTAGCGTTGAAGACGTCAAGAGAGTGTTCAAGGCGTTTTGTAGCAAGGAAATAAGCGGGTGCGGTTCTGACGAGCAAGAATGCGAGGACTGCATCTTCTACAAGAAATACGTCGAACTTTTAAAAGAGAAGGCATGACGGAAGATTTACAAGAGTTAATTGACAAGCTAACATTCGGTTATTAACATGGAACAGAAGAAATCGAAAGTAACCAGCGTCGTCCAAGGACAAGACTGGGTAGGGAAACAAGGTGTTTTTCACACGTGGACCGTCCGTTTCGAGAACGGTGACGTGGGGGGAAACATGACGAAACAAGGTAACAACTGCGCCTTCAAGGTGGGCGAGACGGTTGACTACACGATAGAACCGGGAAACAGGCCGGACAGCTTCAAGGTGAAGATCGTGCCGACAGCACCTTCATCCTTCAGTGGTGGAGGTGGGGGCGGGAAAGGAAAGGTTAACGAGGCTGGTATCAACGCCAACGTTGCATTGAACAACGCCACCCTGTTATTCTGCAAGCTGTGCGACACGCTTGGACAGGAATGGTTAAAATCGGCGAAAGATCAACCGGAAAGGATCGTCATGATGTACGCTAGAGAGTTTTCAAACTTGTTGAACGAGTTAAGTGGATTGAAATAACATGATAAAAGAACTAGACGACAGGATAGAATTACTGTACAAGGACGTGATGAAGCACCCGAAGGGGAACTTCAAGATACTGTTCGATGACTTCAAGCAAGACGTGGGAGACATAATGTACGGCGAGAACGAGAAACAACCATCCATGTACGACAAGATGATGGACTTGCTCAACGCTTGTTGCCGTGCCTTCGGGGCTACAACGATGGAAGCGATGGCGGGGGGAAGGGCAGAGTTGCCCGTCCTGCGTGCCGTGACAGCGTTCATAAAGCTAGCCGATGACTCGTACGATAACAGGCACACGACCTGCAAGATTCTGGGCAGGACTAGACAATACTACTACCACTCGATTGCCAAGTTCGAATCGCTCATGTTAACCGACAAGACTTTTCGTGAAACCTATAACAAGTTGAGACATGATTTCGGAAGAGACGAGGAAACTGATTGAGGAAAACGAGGAACTGGTGGAGAAGAACCTCAAGAGGTGGATAGCCGGGTGCAAGAAGAGAATGGCAGCGTTCACTATCCCGACTGACGAGGAAATAATCCAGTATTTCAACGACAAGGGAAAGGTATGCACGTCACAGACCGTGAAGAAAATAAGGACCACGTACGAGGGCAAGGTGGAGGGGAAGTGGATAGATTCTAACGGCAAAGAGGTCAAGAACTGGAAGGGTAAGCTCGACAAGGTATGGATTCCATACTACCCGTCATTGAACAACATTTACGAGAGGTTTTAATCATGGACAGGGAATTAATCGCTAGAGGCTATTCTTACAATCATGGAGCCATTTTCAAGAAGAGGATATACATTTCTATACCCGAGAGCGAAAAGTGGCTTAAAAACGCTTACTCGCACTTTATAGGAGGTTCTTTCAAGTGGATACCCGAGTATGACGAGATTGCCGGATGGTTGTCTGACAACGAGGGAAGGGGATTATTCCTGTACGGGACTTACGGGAGGGGCAAGACGGTGTTCATACGTGACATATTCCCCCTCCTCGCCGAGAGACACGGGAAGGTTGCATCCTACTACACGATGACCTCGATAGGAGACAACCTCGATGACGTGTTGAAGAAGAAGATCGTCTGCCTCGATGACGTGGGGATGGAATCCAAGATCATGACTTACGGCAACGAGAGGCACGCTTTTCCCGAACTCATGGACAGGGCGGAACAGAACGGGAACCTAGTTCTCGTGTCCACCAACCTTAACGCGAGGGGGATAATCGACAGGTACGGGGAAAGAACGCTAGAGAGGATCAAGTCGTGCTGCAAGAGGGTAATGTTCACGGGTCAATCTTTCAGGCAATGACGAACGAAGAACTTGCAAGTAAAATAGACAGGTTGCAGGAATCGATAGACCTGAACAACAGCCTGATGACAGAATTCAACAACAGGCTTGCATCCATACAAGAATCCGTCTCCAACAAGAGGGGGAGGATGGACGCCAAGGAGATAATAAACAACATCATAGGGGACCTCATGGTCCTGTTAATCACTAAACAGCAATAAAATGGAAAAAGAAAAGGAAATAGCTAAAAAATTAAAAGAGTTACAGGAACTGGTAGGTGAACTGAAAGAGATGGGGGTGGGGTATTTACTCGTGACGTCTTTCGAGAAGAGTGTTGATGACGAGGGATTCCAAGAATTAAGATCGTCCGTGTTCTCGGATTTCAAGCTGGGAGACATGGCCCCCGCCATAGCATCTTATTTCTCGGAGAATCCTAACATCCTCCCGGTTATCGTTCGAATACTGGCAAGCGGGTTCTCTCAAGAAACGCTGGTAGAAAAGGCGAAAAAAGCGGGGGAGGAACTGGCAAGAAAAAAGAAGGAGTGGAATTAACCACTCCTTTTCTCGCTTAACTGACCCATTCACAAACCATATCTCTAAGTCTTACCACTACCGCCTGACAGGTGTAAAAATTGCATTCGTCATCGAGTAGTTCTATTAAATACATGATCTTGTCCATAGGTCTTGTTTTTTTAAATCATCTCTTCCCAGTCAATATACTTGCCCGTTCTTTTCAAGTCGGCAAGATACCGTGAAAAAGCTATCCCATCGTAACCGTCCGGGTCGTCAATGTACTTTTTCACGTACATCGCTATATCGAACTCGTTACGCAACGGCTCGGGAAAGAAATCGGCGTAAGCCATGTTGGCCACGAAACAACAATCGTACTCGCTCGCCTTCTTTACCGTCACCCCGTTCCTTTTCAGAAGTTCCTTGACTTCCTCCTTGGAATACCTATGCTTTGAACCGTCAGCGTTCTCCATGCAGCTAACAGCTAGCTCGCATAACTTCTTGGAGAAGTGAGGACCATGTTCGTCAAGGTAATCCTCGAACGTCTTGCTACTGAAATAATAACGATCCCTTCCCATCACATTCTCCGTCTTCTTCTACCACGACGCATTTCAGGCTCGTCATCGTAACGATCGTACCTGTCATAACGGTTCTCGGGGCGGGTGAAGTCATCTTCATCCTCCATCATTCTCTTGCGCTTGCGTCTCCTCTCCCTCTCCATTTCCTCTTCTTCCTCTTCACGTTCGCGTCTTCTTCTCTCCCGTTCACGACGTTCGTATTCCTCGTCATCATCGTCATCATCGTCGTAATCATCTTCCTCGTATCGATCACGTCTGTTGCGACGTCTCTCTCTTTCTTCTTCCTCCATCATCTGGCGTTTACGGTCCTCTCTCTGGCGTCTCCGGTACTCTTCTTCCTGAATATCCTTGTTGTAACCGTCTCTATTGAAACCAATTATTCTTACCATGTCTATTCTTTTTTATTCAATCCAAGTATCAACTCTTTCAAGCCCTCTATACTGTCATTAATGCCACTTACCGATTTTTCAAGGTTGGCGATCTTCTCGTCACGACTCTTGTCAACGGCAAGGACGGGGTTCAAATCCTTGACTATTTGCTCGCAATCTTCCAGTATGGACTTGTGCTTGTCCACGCTATTCAGAATGTCATTACTATTTCTCATGATGGCGTTGATCTCGTTAAGGATCGGGTCCCTGTCACACGATATGGTAATGTCATTTCTAACTTCTACCGTCATGTTCTCCCTCACCACGAACGTTGAACTAACTCCATCCACTGAAACTTCCAAGTCAACTATCTTGTCCTGCGGTTGCTGGTAAGATAATTGTCCCGGCTGTAACGGTTGGAACCTAGGGTTGGCGATACTCACCACCGTCCCCATCTTGTGTCTAATTTTCTCTCCCTTGTACAGGATATAGACTTGATACGATTTCTGTAAATCCTTGAATTGCATTGTTTCTAAATTTAATGTTCAATCACTCTCCACTGTTACTAGCGGCAGCCGTTGGCGGTACTATGTGGTTAATAGTCTGGAACGTGCCGTTACACTTGTCGTAAAAGATCAAGTAGCGATTCCCTTGCGTTATCTCGCTAGATAACATCTGGTCTCCTGAACCGTTTATTAACGGCGTCTTGGATGACGTGGTTGTCGTGCTATTAGCGGGAGTAGTGGCAATCGAAACCGGGTATCCTTCCGATCCAGCCGCCGGGGAATGAGCTATATTCAATAACAGTATCCCTGTCTTGGGGAGGGAGCGAAACTGACACGGACTAATGTTATAAATAACCTCGCTGTTAGTAGCGTCGGTTGTCACGGCGACACTTCTTATCGCCGGAATTCCTCCTTGATCCAGTCTCTGTACTGGTCTTCTAAAATAAGGTCCGTAATAATAATTCATCGGGTACATAATTTATTTTAAATTAATTGTTACATTTGCACCGGGATAGACAAGAGTAATTAACTTGTTGATAAGGAGTTTTCTGGCCTCCTTCCCATTCTTTTTTTTACTGCCAGTGTCACTTTAAAAACAGATAAAATGACTAATGAAGAGTTTTTAAAAAGTATCACCTTGGAAGGTGAAATGTGGAAGGATGTAGCCGGTTATGAAGGTTGCTACATGGTGTCCAATTTTGGAAGAGTCATGTCGTTGGGGAGGGAAGTTCCTAACAGCGATAAAAGCAATAGAATCATTCGTCCGTCTATAATGTCTTTGAATATTAAAAATGCAAAGAGAAAATCATCTATATACCAAACATATACTGCACATTTGTGCAAGAATCGTATCAGGAAGGCTATTACCGTACACAGGTTAGTTGCCTGTGCTTTCATAGAAAATCCCAACAATTACCCCTCCATAGACCACATAGATGGTAACCCTATGAACAACCATGTTTCAAATCTAAGATGGTGTACGAACACGATAAATATGAATAACCCTATCACTAGGAGTAGAATAAGTTTATCTAAAAAAGGTAAATATAACACTCCAAAGAGTATGCCAGTAGTTCAAATCATGAATGGAGAGCTGATTAACACGTTTCCATCCATAATGGAGGCAACTAGACATGGATTCACACATAGTTCTGTACTACAATGTTGTAGAGGAAAATTACACCATCATAAAGGATTCGAATGGATGTTCTTATCCGATTACAAAAATCTTATCAACAAGTCAAAGAACTCTAGTTTAACCGATCATGATTAGCAACCGCAACCACAACCATCATTTGCATACCCAACACCATAAGGGTTATATCCGTAAGGCATGTTAGGCGGACAGGTCAGGTACGCAGGCACAGGGCATGGAGTTTTTAACTGACCAACCAAGTTCTGAGTCTGTTGTTGCAATAACGCAGACGTTTCAAGAGCGGTTTTCTCTTGTTGTAACGTGTTTATACGATTTTGCATCTCTCTCATTTCCAACTGACAGAATTTATCTTGGATCAAAGAAGTTTGGCTATCTATCTTAGCACCAAGCATTTGGAAATTATCACGCTCTGCATTGTTCAAAGCGATGAAGTTTTGGTTCATCGTGTTCTGCAACGTGTTCGTCTGGTTCACGGTCGCTAGCTGGCTCTCGTAACCTTGACGCTCGATAGCGGTACGAACATCGCAGCAACATGAGGCGATCTGGTTTGCAAGCGTGCAGTTCCCGGCTTGGATAGCGTTGATAACCTGTTGACCGCTCATACCAACTTGGTTACCCACGTTGCACAAGCTCATGTTCAAGGTGTTGATACCGTCTTGGATTTGCCCGGTAGTACATCCTAGTTGAGTTGACAACTGACTGATAGCGTTTCCGTTACCTTGGATAGCTGACATCAACAGTTCACGAGTGGAGTCGTTGTTCAGGATGTTTAATCCCTCTCCCCCGCCATTACCACGGTTTCCGAAGAATCCACCGTTATTATTTCCACCCCATCCCATCAAGATAAACAGTAACAAGATGGCGAAGAAGTCGTTGCCGAACCCGTCACGACCGTTCCCGTCACGGTTGCCAAGCATGGCCAAGATGTTGGGGTCAATACCCTTGTTGTTGTTCATTAACGCCGGTAAAATGGCGGTAAGATCGGCACGCCCACCGGTAGAGGGTTCACCGAACATGAAAATCTTTTCACTTCCCATAAAAATGAGTTTTTTTTGGTTAAACGAATATTTTATCTCGATAAAGTTACGGGAAGGTAGATCGGGGTTCAATTACTTTGCATAATAAACAAAAGCACCTGACTATCAAGTAATCAGGTGCGACAAATTAACAACTTATAATATCTATCCCTATTTCTCGTTTATGAATTCTTCTATCTTGTTGAAGTATTGATCAATGTATTTCCTCTTGCCTAGGTTTCCCTCGAACAAATCTCTAGGAATGGAACCTTCAAGGAATGACAGGTATTCCATGCAGGTGTGCATCACGTCAATCGTGGCGGTGGGGGAGATGTTGTAGAATCGTTTGAGTATTCTTTTCATCTTCCTGTCGTTCAACTTGTTCTTTTCCTTGATTCTTATGAACATGGAATTATACATGTTGTACGTCGTCTCTTCCTCCCCCTCCTTTTTCGGTTGTACCAGTGAACTCTTGGCCCTTCGGTACATCATTAACCTTGAGAACAGGGTGGTGAAGTCGTACACGTTGATCACCCTGTTAAGAAACTGCGGGGTTCTCACCCGTTGTTTCATGTTCCTTACTATATCATACTTGAAATCCACCATAACTTACCACGTTTTCGTATTTAACTTCTTGTTTCTCTCTCTTGAACCACAGGGTGGGAAGACCTACAGACTTGGATAGCTCGATAGCAACTAGCTCCCATCCCGCTTCTCCCATCATATCTAGTTCATTGTGATCAACCTCACAATATATCCTCGTGTACTCAAACTTCTTCAGGCACTTACTCATAATATTATACTTTTATGTATTGACGCTTCACTGGAACGCTACTTTTTAGGTCAATCTCTTGACGGTCATCCATAGTTGGAACCTCCACGTCCGAACCCCCGTGTGCCACGGGTTTATTTACAAACAATAAATTCTGTTCTTGTAATCCAAAACGCTTGATGTTACAAGCGGCGAGCAAGTCACGGTCATTCACCGATCCGCAGTTAGGGCATACCCATTCTCTTTCTGAAAGTTTCAGTCCCCTGTAAACGTGTCCACAAGAACACATTTTAGACGAAGGATCGAACCTTCCTATCCTGATAAACGTTTTACCCTGTCTCTCGCACTTGTATTCAAGCATCTTGAAAAACGTAGACCAACCGCAAGCTCCTATCGCCTTGGAGAGACGATGGTTTTTCATCATCCCTTTCGTGTTTAAATCTTCCACGACGATCGCTTGGTTCTCGCGTACAATTTTAGTGCTTATCTTGTGAAGATAATCCTGCCTGCGGTTGGCTACCTTTTCATGCTGTCTAGCAAGTATCATTCTTGCCCTGTTTCTACGGTTACTTCCCTTCTTCTTCCGTGACAACCGTTTTTGCAGGGTTCTCAATCTCTGTTCGGCTTTAATTAAATATCTCGGGTTCTCGTACGTGTCACCGTTAGAACACACGGCAAAATCTTTTATACCCATGTCAATACCTATCGTGGTATCGAAAGTTACCGGTAATTTTTCAGGTAGTTCCTTGCCGTCATCAACAAGCACGCTAACATAATATTTACCCGAAGGAGTCACGCTAACTGTTACCGATCTCACGTCTCCTTCAAACTTCCTGTTGTTACCGTACTTTACCCATCCAATTTTAGGCAGTTTGATCCTTCTCCTTTCTTGGTCCACGTGAACCGATAGTATGGCCTTGTATGACTGCCTCGATCTACTCTTCGACTTGAACCTAGGGAACCCTTTCTTCTCCCTGAAAAACCTGGTAAAAGCGGCATCGAGATTCCTCAACGCCTGTTGTAGGCACTCGGTACTCACCTCTCTCAACCACGAGTACTGTTCTTCTTTTTTCAATTCGGTTAACATGGCGCATAATTGCACGTACGATATTCTTCCCTTGTCCTTCGCGTACGCCTCTATTCTCTTCTGCAAACCCCAGTTATAGATAAAACGAACGCACCCGAAGCTCTTGTTAAAGAACTCTGATTGTTCCCTCGTGGGATGTAGTCGATATTTATAGGCGTTTAACATGATGCGAATATACGAATATTTAAACTAAAAGCCAAGCATTTTAATTAAAATACGATGTAATTTACTATACAATTATCTTTTTTCATTTGTACCATTCCCCTCCACAGAACCTGCATTCGAAACGATCGGCGAGCCTGATAACGTGTTCATCCTCGTTCCTGTTAACACTACAATTACAAACCGGGCGTGTCTCCCCGTCTATCCTGTCGATCAAATCGTAATCCCATAGGGATAACTTGCCGGGGCAGGGGATGGGTTTAACGAACTGCACCGGGTTAGCCAGTACCCAGTTGTACACGACACGCTTCTTGGGAAGGGGGAAGGTGGGGGATAAGACATTAAATATCTCGTCATCATGTTCTGCCCACACCGACTCGTGGTCTACCACGCAATCAACAATATCAACCCTCCCGATGATAGCTCCCACGTGAGTCAATTGCTCTCTCACCACTTCATCGTACCCTTCTCCTACCGCTTCCAACTGTTCTTTATTGAGAAACCCTTTCAGGTTGCCACCGTATATCGTCTTGGAGGCATGAATCAATAACGGGCCACGATAATCCGTTCTCCACGTCCGGTTCTCGATGTCTTTAATCCCGTGGACTATCAACGATGCCCACGGCTGTTTAATCGTTAGCGCTTTCATCTTTCTTTCCTATTGAATGAGCTACTATTTTACCTTTTTAAATTTAAAATCTTCTATGATTTTATTTATATCTTCATTAGATAAGTTATACCACTCTCCTTTTACCAATTTGTCTTTAAACATAGTATGAAGATTTAGTTCAATATCTGTATCCGCAATGGCTAGTAGTTTTATCCTAGGATTAGAGCATTTTAAGATATTAAATCTTTGATATGGGTCATTCGATCTACCTATTTTTGTGAATTTACTCAATTCATCATATACAAGATAAGTTCTCGTAATATCTTTAGTTTCCGTATAAACCCTAGACCAATAGTAAATGTCTGCCCTAATTGCTTCACATAAATAAGGAACTAAATGATATATAATATCTAATAATGGGAGCATTTTTTTTGTATGATATTTTGATGAGTATTCAATAATCATATTCAAAATATCAACATCATTGAAATATGCGCCTCCACAAGATATTACATCATCTTCAATTTCAATATCTCCTAATAAAGATGGACGTAAATCATGTATAAGTTCATTTAATAATTCTGCAAGTAATACAGATTGTCCTCCATCCACTTCTGTAATTTTAATAATCTCGTTCATACTATTTTATTTTTGATAACATATCAGAATTATTATACACCCACATCTTAGCTTTTGCACCCCCCCCACTCATAAGCATCTCGATAGCAAGTACAGGATGTAACCACGGGGTGGGGGAGGAGGATATGAGGACAATTCCATTCAACTTCTCCCGATCCTTCTACATAATCTATAAATACTTTGTACGTTTCCATTTTATTTAATTTTTGGTGTTGCAAAACGAGTTCCATATTTAGCATCGTATATTCTAAGCATCTCGTTCCTTAATTCAGAAAACGATTTGACATATCCCATATCAATGGCAAATGCTAATTTTTTCTGTAAATCCTCAAGTTCTTTGAGTTGTTCTTTAGTGGCATTGTTTCGGAGCAATGTTTCATGTTTGCCAAAAACTATATGATTCAATGCCTTGGCTATTACCACGTAATCTACATCCTTAAATTTACTTGCAGCACGAGATATAATATTGTACGTATTACCTACTTCTATTCTATTAATGATTAACGAATCTGTCAACCAATCTATCACTAGAGCGTACAATTTTGGATTCATCTCCATAGCGACAAGTACCCATATATAAGGATCACATGTAACTTTTTTATTCTCCCTCCCCCCGGTAGTTTTATAAGCACCACAATACTTCAATGTTTTAACAAGAGTTTTCTCTTCTACCATATTCATGAACTCGTGGTATCCCATCCCCTTTGTCATGTTCCTTCTCTCTAGGATGTAGTACATTCTTTCTGCATTATCCCTAGAAGATAACACCTCGTTAACTCTTTTATCCTTCCATCCTTCATTCAACCTACCGACTGCGTATGCTTCTTGAAGATCGGTGAGGGATAAAAAACTATTCTTCGTGTCTTGCTTTATCACGACACCGAATAATTCCCTGTCTTTCGATTTCATTGTAACATTTGTCTTCATGTTTTATATATTAATTAATCTGCACAAATATATGAATTATATTTATATTCACCTAATTTTTAGATTAAAAAATATATATGTATTGTTACTAACTGAATCACACTATTTTATAAAAACGGGAATTCCCGTTTTTATCGTAACTTATTGATAATCAGTAAAAGCTAAAATTAGTTAAAATAGTGTGGTATACTTTATTTCACAGTATACCCTGAAACGGGGTACACCTCCCCTCCCCACCAGTAATGTCAGCTACCCTCAGAATTTATGAGGTCAGGTATCTAACGTCGGTTATCACGACGGCAGACAAGGGACTAATGTTTATCGAGACCCCTGCATCGGGAATCACGAGGGAGGGGTGTATCGAATCACGACACCCTTTCCGAAGCGGGTAAAACCGTTTCGGGAATAACACGTGGTCGGAATCCCGACTTCGGCTGATAATCAAGCGATATGGGAATTCCCATATCGGGCGTAGTGAAACACGACGCACCGTGAGTATCAATGACTTATCTTGATATATACAATGATACACCAAATATATACCGCCCTGCAAATTTGCATGGCGACTGATAATCAGCCGATATTCACATTCTACATATCGGGGAATAAAAAAGATACCCACCCTTGGTGGGGGTGGGCATACTTGATAATTACCAATATGAAACCAACTAACCACTCAAACTTTCTTGTGTTTGATTTTAAGCATGTCAATGTAGAGATAAAGCCTTTCTTTCGTTGGCTTGAGTCCACATCTTGATATTTTACTGTTAAACGCACTGTCAGTCTTACCCAGTGATCTTCTTCGCTTGCTCATAATTTACTTTAACGTTGAGGTATGGTTTAAGTACCTCGGTCATTGCACCTATATCATCCTCCGTGATGTTGTCACAATAACCATTATCAGTCATGTCGGCGAAGTGCCTGAACAATCTACTTAGATTCGTCAATTTTACAGCACCCATGTTTGAAATATAAAATGGTTGAAGTTACGGCTGATACTACAACAGATACCGAAGCAATACTCAATAATGTCCAGAACTCAATCGTGTAATTTGATAATACATCAATTAATTGTACGCCACATTGTATTAGTAAGTTGATTATTAATACCCTGTGCCATGAACAAAATCTAAATCGTTTCGACAAATGCCATAGCATAATGTCCACGTAAACGGAATGTCCTAAAACATAATCAAAAGACACCACCTCCACATCCATGAGTGATAGCGTAAGAACTATCGCTACATACATGTTTAACAGGATCGGAGCCAATTTTATAAGTCTAACCGTAGATTTCATTTCTTCTTGCTACTTCTTCTAGGTTTACCATCCCATGTAATCTTTCTTGATGCAGTTGCCGGCCTCATTATGGGTCTGCGAACTGATGTCGTTTTCGTGTTTCTCGCCATAAGCTTCTATTTTCGTTATAAATGTACGTAATAAATGGTTACCATGCAAGCCCGTTGGACTTGAAAGCGTTACCCGTGTCATTCCATCTCTTGTCATCGGCATCCTGTCTCCTAAGGAATGACGCCTCGTCTCTTAGAGCGGTTCTGACGTTAGCCGTCAACACGTTCGGGATAATGAAAGTCATTAACTCGAAAAAGTCCGCAGCCATCCGAACGGCATCTTGTTGACTCTCGGATAACGGTTCGTTATCTTGCGCCCTCTGGTATATATCCGCCATGTTCCCTATATTGTTACCAATAGTATTCACGAATATACCGATAGCCGGAAGAATCTCTTGTATTAACTGGAAACCGTTCATGCTTAGTGGAGTCTGTCCTCTTGCGTAGCTGATGTATCCCGATCCTCTCTCGATCAAGTCGTAAGTTTCAGAATCTATATACCCCTCGTTCATGGAGTATTTTGCCGCCCCCAAGAAGAACGAGTGTGCCAGGTTAGCCGCCATCGAGTACCTACCGAAGAACATTCCAGCCAATCCCGTGCTACCGTTTCTCAACATCTTGTCCACTATCTGATTTGCCACTTCCTCCTCGTCTCCATCCCCACCCGTGGCGAGCAAGTATCCCATGTACGTTGATATTGCTGGCTTGGTGATATTGTATCCTTGACTTCGTACTAACCGGCTAATTAGCATGGTGAACCCGTCATTAAATAATTTGGCGTTGCCGTCCTTGGCTCCCGCTATCATTTTCCTCCAACCTATACCCATCATCTCTACCTCTTTTATGGCGAATGATAACATGAACCCTATCCATCTACCGTTAATACTTTCCCTTGATATGTTTTTCTTACCGATCCCTATGATATTAGATACCCAGAATGGTAGCGCCCTCGTCTCGTGAGCCTGAGAGACAGGCAATATCGTGGAGAAAGATTCCTGCGTTCTCTTCACGGCATCAAGATGTGCCACCCTAAACGCCTCTCTCGTTGCCTTCCTGTATTTAACATCAGCTTGCCACTTGTCACCGTCCCAGTCCTCGCCGTTCAACTCCTTGAACCTCTTGTTAAATATCCTCATGTACATGTTGGACGAGGTTATTATATCCGGGGTTCTGATCCAATAGTCAACAGCTTTCTCGTTCAGGCTCTTCTTCTTACCGTAAGACTCTCGTGTCAACTCGCTCAACTTGGAAACGGTAGAAGTTTCCGGTAAACCGTAGTACTCGAAAGCGTCCCTCATGTTTCTTAACTGGAACACGTTCTTTATCATTGTTACCGGGTTGACGCTAATACCATCACTTATGATAGCACCACCGATGTTGGTTACCATCTCGGTAGCCATCTTGGGGACGTTAACAAGCAAGGTAACACGTGCGGCGCTAGTTATCTCTTGATTCAACTTGTTCCACATGTTACCCATCCCGTTGTTCAGGTTATCAAGATGATAAGCGCTCACCACCCTGTTCTTTATGGTACGGAGCCATTCTTGAAGGATCATCCTAGCATCAGGATTATCTCTCAACTCCTTCCCCCTTATCTCGTCATTAAAAGCGTTAACCACGCCGTTGTAAGGATGCACCACGTAGAAGTCTAGCGTTGCCTCTTCCACGGTTTTAGTTATGACATTAGCGAGGTTGTAGTCAATAGAATGTATTCCACCCCTACGAGCGTGTACTGCCGTGGGGGAGGGGATGTTACCGTTGTAATTATCCTTCGTCATCTGTTCGAGGGCATCTATCGAGCTTAAATCCATTCTCCCACCCCTGACTCTTGACGGGAAATAATTTGACTCGTAGAACTTGGGATTCGTCCCACGGAATGATGCGTTGGCCATGTTGATCTCTTTCAAGTTATCAAGAACTTGACGGGCGGCTCCCATCAAACGACGAACGGATACCTCGTCTTCCCCTAGATTCTTCAACGTGGCCTCCACGTCAACAGCCCCTTGCATGGGTCCGCTCTCGTGATAAACGTAGTATTGAAGCGCCCCTTTCATGTCGGCAGCTTCCATTGGTGTTTCCTTGACCGCCTTCTCGTACAGGTACTTGAAATATGACCGTTCCCCAACGTCTACCGTTTCGATCGTGTCTCCTATCGTGTTGGTCTGGTAATCAAGCTCCTTCATCAACATGGCGGCGAGGTTTCTAAGGTTTATACCTTTCCTTGACGTGAATATGTTGTAATTATGAAGCCTGCCCCGGGCGTTAATAGTGTACTTGTTCATGAACTTGTTAAGGGCATCGTTCCAAGGTTCAAGCAATTTCGCCTGTTCCACGTGCGCCCTAACGGTAGCCGGCTCCATGTACTTGGCAACTATATTATCGTATATCGGCGTGCCATCCCTCGTCCATAACAGGTACTCTGCCGTGTTCAAGTCACGAATCCCGAGTGCCGCCCTAAGTCTCTCGGAGTCTTGCCTGAACTTCTTGAACTTCCTGGAATCAGCCGCCCTTTTCACTTTTGCCACGATGCCGTTATCCCCCTCCATGCTGCCCTTGACATCATGACGGATCAAGTCTTCCATCGCCTTGGCGAGTTCTCTAGTGGTGTAACCGTTGTTCAAGTTATACAATGAGTTATACATCCTTGATAATTGAGCGTTGGTTAGGGTGGGGATATTGGAACGATTCTGGTCCATGATGTCAACCATGTAGGAGAGTGGACTCCCACCGGTCGGGTGTAGTAACGTGGCGTCATCAAGCTCCATGTTCACTTGTTGTTCTATACCTTCCCTCACTTTCTTGGACACGTTATTCAGGCCCATGTCACCATTCATGAACTCGTCAATCATGTCCCCTATCATAGTGACCTCTTCCGGCGTGATAGCCCCTTCCGAGGCCATCCTTGCTACCTTGTTACGTATGTTGGTTAACGACCTCATGTACTTGTTAACCTCGTTGAACGTTGGCATATCCACTAGGTTCTCTCTTATCACGTCAAGTCGATCACCTATATTTGATATGTATTTTCTCACGGAATTCAAGTTCCATCCCTTGACCGTTTCATTAGAAACTTCCTCCGGGTACCTGTCTATAAGGTAATCAGTAGTCTCGGAAAACCTGCCATCTATTATGTCTGATATTATATCATCACGAAGGGCCAAGTCTTCCTGTGACATCTTTCCAGGGTCCATGTCAAGGAGCCTGTTAACTTTTTCTTTCCTCTCTTGACTTAAAGAAGACTTGTTAACTTTCGATCTAGCTTTATTGACGTTAGACTCTCTTTCCTCCACGGCGAACTTTGCCTGTTGATCGGTAACGTACTTGTTAATTTTATTGATCAACGACTCGAATTGCGCCCTACTATTTATCCCCCTCGACAAGCTCGACATTATCGACTTGTACTGGGATTGAGACAACAACTTCTCGCTCCCCTTTATCGCTTCACGCACCTGACGAATCTTTCCCTTCAAGTCAGAAGCTCCCTTGGTGTAAGCGCTAGACGCTATCCTGTTAACCTTAGTCTTGATCCTGCCAAGGTTATCTTTTGGAGTGATATTACTAACACCAGAGGGCCTCTTTATGTAAGGAGAGTTATCTCCAAGGACGAGATCATGGTTCTCGTTGAATTCCTTGTTAGCTTGTCTCTTCTCTTCTTTAGATAACGCCTTGTAAGCGTCACTTGCTTTAACCCTCGCCCATGCCATATCCTTGGCGAAAACACCACTGGAATTCTTGTTCTTCGAGTACCAGTCAACCGCCTCGTTCATCGGTAACTTGTCGAGGAGGGGGGTCTTGCTTACTTTCTCTTCTTGTTGCTGGAGTGTACTTTCAGTCCCGTCGACTTCTGACACACCGCCCACGGGTTCACTTTCTTTCCTGACTTGCTGTTCTGTGCCTTCACCTTCCGAACGCACCTCTCTAGTTTCGCTGGCATCTTGCTTAATTTTACCTTGTTCAACATTATTTTCTTGGATGGGGGTGAGGGCATCGTAATCGACCACCGACACGTTACCTTCCGCATCCTCCACTTCTATCTTACCTTCTTCCACCACGTTTTCAGTGGCGGTAACTTCTTTACCATCAAGGATAAACTTGTCTCCTTCCGCCTGGAAATTCTTGTCATCCATGATCTCGTTGTAATTTTCAACCAGTTCCATGTTCTTGTACATGGAAGTGTACTGGAAATATTTTATGGCATCATGGGCAAGGTCTTTTCTCTTCTTCACCACCTCCCCACCTTTCGTTGCCTCGTCATAATACCCGTCTATCGCAGAGTTTATCTCGTTGGCTATCGCCTCGTGACGTCTTTCTAGCGTTAAAGTACCGTCATTCATTAGGTTATCTATCTTCTCCTTCAAGGCAGAAGGTAACTTCTTCCCGTAAGAATCAGACTTGTAAAGAGTCTTTCCCATGCTGGGTTGTTTACTTATGGCGTTAACACCCAACCCGACGGCCCCGAATCCAAGCGACATTAACCCTATCGAGTACACCATGTTCAAGTCTTCTGGCTTGTATATCTCTCTGGTGAGATACCCTGACTCTCCCCTGTCTATCGCCGTGAAACCGCCCCTTATCAAGTCTCCAACCTTTTCCTCTCCCATCTCTCCTATCGTCCCGGCAACCCACCCGGAGAATCCTCTTTGACCGTAACCGGCGTAACCTCCACGATACATGAACTGGTCAAACCCTCTCTTTAACAAGTTGCCCCCACCCCGTACACCGGTAGCTTTTGGAGCTTTCCCCACGAAAATTCTTTCCGTGAAATTCTCGATCACGAGGTCGTAGTAATTATTGAATAGCGCCTCGTTTACAGGCATGCCGTTCGCCACGTCGTTACTAACACGAGAATAAAACGTGGGTTGAGCGAGAACCTGAACGGACGAGTCGAAAGCGCTTTTAGCGACTCTTGACGACAACTTCCCGGCACCTGACGCTATTTTGGTGCTAGCCACCTTTGACGCCGCACCGGAAACTGTCTTGGCTAGAGAGCTGGAAGATATGGTTTTAACAAGATTGGTGGCCGTTGCTTTCGACAACAACTTGCTAGCACCAGATGTTAAAGCCGTTCTTACCCCTCCCGTCACGGCACCTGACATGGCGAACTCTACCATGAACCCGACAGACTCCCCGGTCATCTTCCCGATGTCAAACCATTGTCCAGTTTGTTCTCCAAGTACTTCTAGCGACCTTGCGTTCACGGAGAAAGATTCTAGCAAGTTTAACTCTTCCGGTGTCATCTCTTGCATGGCTATACTAGATACCATGTCGTTAAGTTTCGCTTCCTTGACAGAAGATTCCATCATCGTGTCGGGAGGGATAACCTCTCCATCAGAGGACAGGTAAGAGGTGTTCGATCTCAACTCTGGATGATCCTGTAACACCCTGTTATATATGTCACCGAGTTTATCGTTAACCTCTTTCATCTTGCTATCCCTTCCCACGTTACTCATGGTCATGGCTATTGCGGAGAAATGATCAACGATACCTTCCTTGGCCCCGCTCAAAAACTGGTTACCTCCCTCTTTTAACTTCTTGGCTAGGTCCAGATTCTTTCTCGTCATGTCATTGAACAACTGGGCGGCGTTCATGGAGGCACCCTCTTTCTGTAACATGGCAAGTGCGGCTATACCTCCCGCCCCCGGAAGTCCAGCACCTATCGCCACCGCCTTGTTAGCGGTCTCCGCTCTCTTCTTGGCACGTTCACCGGAAGTTTCCTCGTACACGGCACTCGTTTCCGCCGACACCTTGTTCAATTTCTTGTACATCTGGTCTATGTCAGGAGCGAGGTAATCGGCATCCCTCGGGTCCATGTAAGTTCCCTCTAGCATCACCCCGTACCTTTCAAGCTCTTCTCTAGGCACGACGTACGTCTTCGAGTCCGGGTCATAAACCATGCCGACACTATCAGCCACTCTCCTTGCGTACTCGTTTAACTCGTTTTCACCCCCCTCTCCCAGTTGTATTGATTTCCTCGTTACCCTCTCGGTGAATAGCTCGTTCTTCTGGAAGGGGGTAAGTTCTCCTTTCGACTTGTACCAGTCTTCCACGGATCGTATGGAAGTGTCAAGACGGAATTCCTGCCTCTCGTCGTATCCTTCCGGGAGTAAACTTTTCTTGACATCATCCGTCATGTAATCCATCATTGACTTGGTGTAATTAGGGTCCACGACGTTGTACTTGTCAAACAAGTTATTCATGGTATCCTCGGTAACATCCCCGGCTGTTCCACCTAGATTGATTGATATTTTCTCCATCAATCTCGTGGGATCACCACCAGTTGACTCCCATATATCGTCAACGTCCGTGTCCGTTATTCCAGAAGCGTCCATGCCTTGATACGTGGCTATATCCACGAGTATATCCTTGTACAATGACTTATCAACTTTTCTTCCGTCATTCATGGTCATCTATTTTAATCCATTCACGAAATCGTTAACATCTCTTTTAACACCGGGAGCGCTAGGTGCGATCATGGTACCGGTGTTATTCCTGTACCTGTAAAAATTCGGGTTTGTCTCCATGCCGTAACTACCTCTCGTGTATATGCCTGTTAACTGGTTTAACGCCGAGTTCAATTGTTCTGCGGCAGATTTTGCGGTACTAAGATTGATCTTCGCTATCTCGTTTCCAGTTGCTGGGTCTTTTATCACTAGATAATCACCCATGTAACCAGACCATAAACCACCGTTACTCCTTCTTGATTCAATAGATATTACTCCTGAACTCTTGGCTCCAGCTATAATATCTTCCACGTTTTTGACGAAATCATCGGGTTTATAGCTTTCAGGAGATGATAACGTGGTGGACGCTAGCTCTTGCAACCTGGAAACAACCGGGCGCATCCTGTTATAAACCGGGTTCTTGTTTTCATCCCTCCCCGCTACCGGTTCGACACGGGGGGAGACGTTATAATTGTACCAGTCTCTCAAGTCAATGTCAAGGATTTTCTCCTTGGTTTGAGCGCCTGAATTATAGTAATTAGCCAGTATATCGTAAGCCCTCTTCACGCTAGACGGGTCGTTAGCATCAAAATTAATCGTGAACGGTTGATCGAAATTAACCGGACGACCCTGTTTCTTCTTGCCCTCTCCAAGGAAGTGGAACGTGGTGATGTCTCCCTTCGCCGTGATGTCGTTCAGTTGAGCCTTCCTGTTCACTCCGTTATCATCAATGTAGGCTGATGATTTATTCCCGACGAACATTTGAATCGCCTCCTTATGCCCGTTAAAGGCGTTGGGGATGGCGTCCATGACCGGTTCAATGAAACGGTTGTCACGAGAACCACCCCCGTAACCCTGGTAGCTCGGGTCTTTCTGCAACGATCTCTTGACATTCTTGTCGGCAGCCATCGCCACGGCGTTAACGTAATACGCTCTAGCCTCTCCAGGCGTGTTCCACCTTCCTTCTTTCACCCCCTTGCGCATGAACGGGTCGTTGTCGTAGTTATTGCCGAACCTCATGTCCCAAGCCTCTCCGGCACGTGTTCTTATGTCCTCTATATTACTGGTCTCTATATTCGTTATCGTCCCATCGGGATTTCTCACGAAATTTCTTATCACTGAATCACCCACCGCCTTCGCACCATCATCCAGCATACCTTGCAAGTCAACGTAAGGTTTTAATTTACTAGACAATTTAGCCTTCAACTCCGATGGAGAACCTGTCGCTATCGGCCTACCCTTTCTATCGTATATGGTGTAGTTTAACATCCCGTTTTGATACCACATGTCAATACTATCTCCAATACTGTAAATACCGGTGCTTTTCTGTTTAACACCATTCTCCCCGGCAGACATGATAGCGTATCCTATGTCGTTTACCAGATCGGCGTTCATGACTTCATCTATACCCCCCTTCCCCGTCTTTGCAAGGTCTTCAAGAAACCCTTGAAAATCTTTCATCTGGTTGGTGTAAGATGCGGCCTTGTTCTTCATGTCACCGATCTTTACCATTATCTCTGACTTGCGAGTGGGGGTGATAAGCGGGTTCGCAAGTTCCCTCCTCATGTCAGCTATCTCGTTCTGGGTATGCTCCATCAATATCGCTATACTGTCCCTGTCGAAAGCCTGTGGTTGAAGGTCTAGCGCACCGGTAGCCAGCTTGTCAAATTCCTTCAAGTTGGCTTGTAATTCATCTTGAGCCTCTTTCGCTTGTTTGGCATACAATCTTTCTTGCTCAAGCTCCATAGCTTTTAGTTGCATCCCCATGTTAAGGGAATTCATCGCAGTTTGCCCGAAATCGGCCTCGATGGGTTTCACTCCCATGTAAGCCTCTCCTGTATATTGATTCGCCATGTTACTTCAATTTTAACGTTGGTTGGGGTGGCATAACTGATGTTACTGGTGTACCGGTGCTAGTAAAGTTACCTAGCTGTCCTATACCTAGTGAACCTGTTGACGTCATGGGGTCAACGTTCTTCCTCCTGGTCAAGTCAAGACCTGATAACATCCCACCTATTGATTGTAAACCGCCTAACGCCTCTGTCATCCCGGCGTATTGCCCCTGCCTTCCTGCCTCGTACAAGGCACCGTACCCGGCAAGTTCCCGTTGTTCACGGTTCTCTCTAGCCTGGAACTCCCTGTTCTCCTGTTCAGCCGCCATGATGGCTTGCTGTTTCTGTAACTCGTACAACTGGTTCTGGAAGTTAGCCGCCAGTTGTTCCTCTTGAGCGTAAGTCTGCTCCTGTATGCCGGGAAGTAAGGACAACCCCCTCGCCCCGGCAGAGGATGCCTGTTCTGAATAGTTAGCCGACTCTTGCTGTACCCTCTTCAATTGTTGAACGTACTGGTCGGTTGGAGTGTCTACCGCCATGAGATAGTTGTTGAAATCTATCTCTTGACGCTGGTAGTTGTCAATGTTCTTCTTCGCTTCTCTCGCCTGTTTCGCCTCTTTCACGGACTTGGCTACCCCTAAACCCGTTGATGCTAGCGCCGTTCCGGCAAGGATGATAGATGTCGCTGCTGCCATCACTTTAAAATTTTAATCATTTGAACCATGTTCGTGTCACTAATCTCGAAACCACATTTCTTGAGGCCGTTCACGAGACCGGCATCGTTAGAAGTGGTAAATATCGCTTCCACGCCCGTTGCCCGCAGCATGGATTCTAACTCTTCAACCAAGAACTCTTTCGCCCCCCTCTTCCGGGAAACGTCGATCTTCTTGCTTGTCAATAACCATTCTAGCCAGCATATTCCCGTTCCTGTCATGTACACGAAAGCCACGTACAACGGGCCTTCATCGTCTTCCACGATACAGCCAGAAGATGGAAGGAAGGATGGGGGTACTGGCTTCCACCCCCACTCTTCCCACCATTCGCTTATCATGGCATGATCGGACGGTTCGTAATTCCTAATTTTAAATTTTCGATTCATCTATATCTAGTTGTATTGATTTAACGAGTAACTTCTCTTTGTCAACGCTAAAGTACGAAATTATTTCGAGATATTTCCCCCTGATAGCGTCACCGTTAACCCCGTCATCAACCTTGACGTAAAGCACCTGACCTTCCTTGATGTTCACCGGGTCTTCAAGGGTTATCTCGTCATCGTTTATTTCCTTGATGCGAGATACTTTTTCCCCGTCCTTGAACACGTCAAGCCCGGTATCCACGAGGTTCGCCGTGTAAGTCCTGAAAGTGTCAAGAGACTCCTCGTCTCCAGCCGCCACGTAAAGCAATACCGGTTGAGACGTGCCTTCCGCCTTCGGGATGAACGATTCTAGCAAGTTCTCCTTCTTCTTGAAGTAAGATTGATCTATCGTTCTCTCCAAGTCAAACGTCTTGAACGTGGTGGTGGAGGGTGGGGTGTTGGATTCCATTACAATGCTATTATACACCTTGTTTGAATCCATGTACTCGTTGTTCACCATGTGAATCTTGCTCGTGACGGTCTTGCCCAGTAACAGGTTCTGGTATCCCGGTTCCCCTCCCATCCTTCTTATGATGGTATCCCTCGTGGAGAAACAGTAAGCGCCGGCTCTAGCCATGAGGTCAGGCGCCATGTCGTAGAATGACGTCCACCCGTCAACCGGCTCCATGAAGTTCACGCAACAATCTTTCATCCCCACGATGTACGAGGATGTCTTTGGATCGTAAGCGCCACACTTCACCCCGCTCGTGGTTAACTTGTCGTGGAAATAGTTAAGCATGCCGTAAGAACTGACGGGGAACAACCCGTTGATACTCTTCCGTATCACCTGACCCGTGTTCGTGTCAACGAAGAACCGGGAGTTGCCGTAACGTGAATAGGTCTCGTAGTGAGACATCCCGTAATCCTCGGCGTACTCTTGTTGCTCGCCGAAAGTGTCTTCCGACTTAGCCACGATCGGGCTACCGGTGGCGGAATTAAGTATATTCTTCTTGTACATCACCCGGCTGCACTTGTTCCTCTGGTACACGTCTATATCGGAACCTATGTCATCAATCTTCACTATCTCGCCGTATTTCTTGGAAAGATCAGTGTAATTGATCAGGGACTGGTTGAACGATGCTAGACCGTTATCTTTCGTGTCCTCCACGTACGGCTCTGACACGGTAAGAGACGCGTACCTGTCCTCCCGGCTGTAATTATCCGATATGGCGTTCGGTCTTCCCAGAGTGGTGAACAACGTCCCGTTAGAGAACTTGTTTATCTCTCGTGCCGGACCGGTGGTAATCATCACGTCCC